GTTATTGCATGCATGAGAGCAAACAGGAAATTTATAGGGATAGAATTAGATGATAAATATTTTAATATTGCACAAAAGCGAATAAATGATGAAAGAATCAGAAGCAATAAAAAAGATTATTGAAAATGAAGATGTTGAGTTCCTGGCTAAATTCAAATTTGATATAATTCTCACTCCGGGACAGGCAGATATAGTAACACGAATAGTATTCAGGAAAAACAGAAGGATTTCTATTTCTGCAATGACAAGGTATGGAAAATCTCAGGCAGTAGCAATTGCAATAGCACTTTTAATTGATTTAAATAAAAATCTTAAAGTAGCATTTATAGGCCCAAAGCAAGAACAGGCCGGAATTCTAAGGCAATATATGGCAGAACTAATTATGAAAGACCCAGATTTATTGAGCAAAGCACAGATTAGTGTAGAAGGAGAAGGCAGGATAATGAAAGAAGCCAGCAGGAAAAGGATGACATTCACAAACGGATGTGAATACAGGGTTTTTTCTGCAGAAGGAGAAGCAGAAAGATTGATGGGTTTTGGAGCAGATGTTGTCGTATGTGATGAAGCTTGTCTTATAGGAAGGACTGCTTATACAAAGATATTAAGAATGCTTGGAGACAGCCCAGAAACAAGCATGTTGATAGAACTTTATAATCCATGGGAAAGGGATAATGTAGCATTTGAGCATACATTGGATCCAAACTTTGAAGTGATACACATCGGATATGGACAGGCGATAAAAGAAGGCAGAACTACGGAATTATTTGTAGAAGAGCAAAGGAAAGCACTGACTCCGATTGAATTCACGGTTTTATATGAATCTAAGTTCCCAGAGGAAAGCGAAGACTCTCTTTTTAATCTTGCAAAGATTGAAATTGCAGAAAACCAGAAGTTTAATTTTGAAAGTGAATTGAATGAAATTGAAGCAAAACTAAAGGAATCACACAAGTATAAAGAGATTGAAATAAAGCAGTTTAAAGAAGAAGTGAAAAAATACAAAAAAATAATCAGCTGCGACCCGGCAGACAAAGGACTGGATGAAAGTGTTTTTTATTGGGGGACTCAAAAAGAAAATAAATATGAAGTAAATGGATATTACAGCGAGCCAAAGACAGAGAGCATGAACTTAGTAGGCAGAATAGTAGAAAAAGCAGAGAATTTTATAGGAAGGAAAGTGCCGGGAGTTATTTTTATAGATAGGATAGGAATAGGAGCAGGACCATTGAGCAGGATAAGGGAAGTATTAAGTGAGAAAGGATACAAAAACATAAAAGTGATAGGAGCTCACTTTGGGGAAGCAGCAGTTAAAAAAGACCATTATCAAAATAAAAAAGCAGAAAACTATTTCAGACTGCAGAGTATTTTTAATGATGGACTTATATCAATACCTATTGAGAGGAAATTAAAGAGCCAGCTTATTGCTATGAAGTGGGAGTTGAACAGCAGTTCAAAGAGAAAAATAATAGATCCAGAGGATAAATCTCCAGACTGGGCTGATGCACTTGTTTATTTTATTTGGAGAGATGACAAAGAGCTGTCTTTTTCTTTTATTTGATTTTGTTTAAACAAAAACATATTTATAAACAACAAATTTCATTTAATTAATTATCTGTTCAAAGATTTATATTTATGGCTTCATTCATTGACAAAATATTTAATAAAAAAGCAGTCCCAGTAGTGATAGGGAACTGGCAGGAAACCACACGAGATGGAATTCATAAGTCATATATTCCAAAATTTCTTTATAGGCCGCCTTATGGATACCCAAGATTCAGCAATCTTGACTATGTTAGATACTTGGCACAGACACCATACGTGGAGATGTGTGTTTCTACAATTCTTGATGAGATTTCAGCAATAGAATGGGACATAGTACCTAACCCAGACGTGGATGAAGAAGAATTCAAAGATGAAGATGGTAATCTTAGAGAAGAAGTAAAAAGAGAGATAAACCACATAAAAAACTTTTTTCAGAATCCAAATACAAACTATGAAAGTTTTGAAGAGACTTTTATAAGATACCCAGTAAGGGATTTGCTGGAAATAAATACTGGAGTTCTTGTCAAATCATTTAATTTAAAAGAGGAAATGGTGGAAGTTATTGCCAGGGATGGAGCAACATTCACTAAAAACCCAGACATACATGGCATGTTTACAGACAGGGAAGAACTAATTCTACAAACAGAAGTTGTTGATGATTCAAATGCAGTGGTGAATAGATTCAGACAGATAGGTGGACCAATGGCCAGAGAGAAAGCGGCTTATTTCCAATATGGATGGATAGCAGGGCCAATGCCGATACCATTCGGGAAGAGAGAAATAGTATGGCTGCAGAAGATGATAAGAACAGATGACCACTATGGATACTCACCAGTGCAAATACTCGCAAAAAACCTGCAGATGCTTTTATATCATGTTGAAAGCGACTTGGAATATTTTAATAACAACAACGTGCCAAAAGGAATTATTGGATTAGATGGAAGCAATTCTGAGGAAATTGAGCAATTTAAAGAACAATGGCAGGAAGTAAGAAGAACAAAAGACGACTTCGGCAACTGGAAAACAAATATGCACAAGGTTCCTATACTTAACTTTACTCCAAAATTCGAAAGGATAGAATTTAATGCAGCAGAGATGCAGCTAATAGAAAAGCAGAAATGGTACACAAACATGGTGTGGGCTTGTTTTGGAGTTACTGCAACAGAGCTTGGATACACACAAGATGCAAAAGGAAGTGCAAACCAAATAGTGCAGAGCAAAGTATTCAGGAAAAAAGCAATCAACCCAATTCTTAGAATGCTTGAAACAAAATATGACACTACAATAATACCAGAATTTGAATACACGATAGAAAACAATGGAGTAGAAATGCAAAAATATGTATTTAAATTCATGACAAAAGACACAGATGAAGAAAGGCAAAAAGCAGAATTATATAAGTTACAAGTAGAAAGCGGACAAAGAACAATTAATGAGGTAAGGGAGGAAGAAGGCAAAGAACCAGTGGCCTGGGGGGACAAACCACCAAGAGATTGGCAGCAGGCAGACACTTATAATGATTTTGGAGGATTTGGGGATTTCTTTGACAGAGAAAAAGATGCACAAGACACAAGAAACAACATGAAAGAGCCTGAAGTGGAACAAGACGAGAAATCCTTGTCAGCAAAAGAAAAAAGAAGGATTGAAAAAGAATCAGAAGACGAAGAAGATGAAGACAAAACAGAAAAAAAAGCAGTGACAACAGACAATCCACTTATTTTAAAAGAAAACGAAAGACCAACAGGATACTCACACATGCAAAGAGCAATAATAACAGTTTTGAGAAACAATGAAGAAGACATAAAAAAGATATTAGAAACTGAGATGGGAAAAAACAAGATAAGTGAAATAAAGAGCTTAAATGATGTAATAAAGAAAATAAAATCACTGTTTAACTTTCAAGGCCTTAAAAACATATCAGATGCAATTATAAAAAACAATTTTATGGAAGGACATGATGAAGCAGAAAAACAGCTTGATAAAAACTTTCTGCCGGACACAAATGCAATAGATTATATTCAAAATTATACTTTTGAGAATATAAAAGGAATGACAGATGACCTTGCTAATAATTTAAGAGGAGAGCTTCAAAGAGCATACATGGATGGAGAAAGTATTGAAAAAATAAAAGCCAGAGTGCAAAAAGTATTTAACACAAGCGAGAACAGGGCCGAAAAAATAGCAAGGACAGAAACAAATAGGGCCAGGAACACTGGCAAATTACTTGCTTTTAAGAACAGTGGAGTAAAAGGGAAAAAAAGGTATGTTGCAAAGATAGACGATAGAACATCTCCGATATGCAAAAGAATGAATGGCCAGATAGTTGATTTGGATGATGATTTTGAGGATCCAAAAGGAGAATGGAGCGGACAGAATCCCCCAGCACATGTCAATTGCAGAAGCACTTGGGTGTTTGTTCCAGACGAAGAATAGATTTGATGAAACAAAAACATATTTATAAAGATTAAATGAGGAAAGATAACCATGGACAAAAAAATATTCATTTTTAATTCTGAGCCAGTAGAGATTAAAGCAGAAAAAGGAGAATATATTGTAGAAGGATATATCTCAACAGGAGATATGGACCTTGTGAATGATATTGTCACAAAAAGTGGTATGGATGACATGCTTTCTCAGCTGAAAAACAGAAACATAAAATTAGATTATGAACATGAGACTATGATTGGAGAATCAAATCTTGAGATGCAAGTAGCGAAATCAAAGATGCCAATCGGAAGGATCATAGATGCAGAAAAAGATGCAAAAGGCATAAAAGTCCGGGCAAAGCTTAATTCTGCTTGGAATAAAATGGATAGAAAAGGAAACCTTGTGCTTGGTTTTAAAGATGTTTGGAAGTCAATCCAAGACAAATTCCTCGATGCATTTTCAATCGCTTATGTGCCAACAAGGACAAAAAGCAAACAACTCATGGATGGAAAAACAGCAAGAATTCTCGATGGAGTTAATTTAATTAATGTTGCACTTACAGGCAACCCAATAAACCCAGCAGCAAGCATGACTTCTATTATGGCAAAATCTGTAGAGTTTATGGAAAGTAAAGGATTGGAAGAAGAATCAGATGAAGGTTGGACAGAATTAAAATATAAATATATTAAGCGTACTGGAACAAGTGGGGATTATACTTATTGGTACAAGGATCCAAAAACTGGGAAGGTTAGTGAAGGCAAACCCAAGAAGGATTCACAATTAACTAACAGACAAGGAATAACAATGTCAATAGATAATGATGTGTCTGCACAAGATATGGCTGATAAATTTAGTCCAGAACAATTAAAAGAGATTGCAGAAACACCAGGAAGTAATAAAAATAAGATTACTCAAGCAAGATTATTGCAAGAGAAGAAACCAAAGAAGGAATCATCTAAAATAGAAGCAGGAGATAGAGTTAAAATAGAAAGGAATTCATCAAATAAAACATATAAAGTTATTTCTGTTGATGAAGATGGAAAATATGCAACACTTTCTGTTAATGGTCAGCAAGAAAATATTGATATGAGATTATTAAGTCAAGTAACAGCAAAATCACAAAAAAAATCAGCAGGTGATAGCATGACTGAAGAAGAAAAAAAGCCTGGGGAAACCCAGGAAGAAGAAACTCAAGAAGAGCAGACTCAAGAAGAAACAACTCAGGAAGCTCAATCAGAAGCAGAAGGAAAATCAGCAGAGAAGACTTCTGTGGAAGTTAAGAGCGAACTGAAAGCAATGGCAGGAAAGATTGCTGAACTTGAGAAGAAAAACGCAGACCTTGAAAAACAGGTTAATGGTCTTAATTCCATTATGGAAAAGGCACAAAAAAAAGCAATAGGCACGCAACCAGCAAATGAAAAGAAATCAGAAGCAAAACAAGTTGCAGGACCATTGCAAGTAATTTGAGGTAAAAAATGGCAGAAACAAAACAAATATCATTGAAAGCAAATGATGGCAGCGCAGCAACAGCATATCAGCATTCATTCGGGCCTCTTAAAAGTGAAACTACTTATGCAAATGGGTGGAATGACGTAGACTTAAGGCCAAAATTAAATGAAGCTTATTTGACTGGACTAAAAGCACTTACATCAGAAGCTGGCGGAGCAGGCACAGCCGGATATGCATTAGTACCAATATATGTAGATCCGGTAATTGTTGATAGAAGCAGAAAGTGGACACCACTTGTAGAGTTAATCCCAAGAGTAACAAACCAAGGACTGACAGCAGACTACAACGTAGTAACTGCAAAAGGTGGAGCATATTCTGCAGGCGAAGATGCAGCACTTCCAGAAACAAACGATACTTATGACAGAGTGTCAAAAAGTATAAAATACTTGTATGCAGTTGGAAGAGTCACAGGACCAGCTAATGCAGCAATTCCATCTTATATCATGCAAGGATTTCAACCAACAGGCTCTGGAGCAGGATCAGGAAATACTTTCTCTCCACAAGGAGCACCAGATGCAAAGCAGCTTGAAGTTCTTATGAAGGCAAGAGAACTTAAAGAATTAGAAGAAAACTTAATCCTAAATGGAGATAGCTCTTCTGATGCAACCCAGTTCGATGGTATTGTATCTCAACAGGGCACAACCAATCAGTTGGACTTAAGTTCTGCTGCACTTACATGGGACGATGTCGAAACAGCAGTAAGATATGCATTTGACGATGGTGGAAGACCAAAGATTGCAGTAGCTTCAAGCTCTGTAGTATCTGACTTAAGGAAAATTATGGTTGATACTTTAAGAGTTCCAGTAGGAGCACTTACAGCGGGAGCAGAACTTCCATTTGGAATCCCCCCAATGCTTGTATTGCAGACCTTGGTTGGACCAATACCAGTTATTCCAAGCATGTTTTTAAGCAACACAAGTGGTGCAAAGCAAATATTCTTCCTGGATACAGACTTCATAGAAATGAGAGTGCTTCAGGACATGACATATGAAAACCTTGCAAAAACCAACGATAGCAATAAATTCATGTTGAAAATCTATGAGTGCCTTATCATGAGAGCACCAAGCTTCAACAGCTTTATTGACAACATAGGATAAACGAGGTAATGAAAAATGGCAGCATTAACTGAAGGAACCGATTTCGAAGTAGTCGGTGTACAAAGAGGCGACGTCTATAACGAGATTGTTGTTAAAACAATTGACACTGTAGATGCAGCTGATACACTGGCTGTCGATATGACAAAGTATGGAATCAGAGCAGATGGATTGATTGGAGTTGTTGGATTCAAACACACTACAAACAATAGTGTCATGGTCCAGGAACAACCAACTACAGCAGTCTCTTCTGGAACAATCACTTTGACTGTACCAGCAGGAACAGACGACGATGCAAGATTCTACCTTATTAAAGGACTTTCGTCAGAAACAGCAGGCGCAGATGAATTGTAAATGCTGAACTTTTTATTTTTTTTATTTTTAACATTCCGTCAAAGCTAAAATATAACAAACGAGGAAACAAAAATGGTATCAAATGGGTTAAGAACACCAACAGGACCTGCGAGCCCACCTTATGCTCATGGTTCTTATGAATGGTCGGAAGGCGTGTGCCTAAACAAACCTCATGTAGGCTACAAGCGATACTCATTAGTTGAAGATTATGCACAAAGGCCAGGACTTAATGCAAATGTTGGCATTGCGTTTAATACAGACTTTGAGATTCTTGGAACAAATGTCGCAGAGGCAGATGTAACATGGGGAGCAACAGTAGGAGCTCTTGAGCTTAAAACTAACGGAGCAGACAATGATCAAGTTATTGTACTTCCACACTTAGATACAAGCCAATCAGCGTGGACTGCAGTAAAATGGGGAACTGAAAACCAAGTAATCTGGGAAGCAGTTATCAAAACCTCAGATGTAAGTACAGGAATACTTATATGGGCAGGATTAAAGCTAACCAATACACCAACAGTTGCTACAGATGATGATCAGGCATTTTTCAGATTTAGTACTGATGATTCAGACACAAACTGGGAAGTTGTGTATAGTATTGGTGGAACAGACACCACAGTTGATAGTGGAGTGGCCGTATCTGCAAGCACAAACTACTACTTCAGAATTGAAATAGATGCTGAAAGGAAAGCACATTTTTATATCAACAACCAATCTGTTGCAACATCAACAGCATTGACAAATGATGTAGATTTGATTCCTTATGTAGGCGTGCAGTGCTTAGATGCAACACCAAGCTCGCAGTACTTGTATCTTGTCAAACAGGCAATATCAAGAATCATCTACGAGTAAACATTTTTTATTTTTTTTAATTGATTTCAACAAAGCAATTAAAAACCAACTCAAATAAACTGAGGTATGAACGATGGCAATGAAGCTAACTATGTATAAACTCCAGAACACAATAGCAGCTGGAGAAACAACAGGACAGACATATTCAGAAAAAAACATAAGAGGCATTATAAGAGCCATTTATGTTGAGTTTACAAATTCTACCCCTGCAAGCACATCAGATAGAGATGTTGATATTTATGAAATGAATCCAGCAGACGATGATGATGCTTCTGATGTTTTACAGCACATTCTCGATGTAGGAGGGATTGGAGCAGACCCAAGTGCTGATAATGCAATTTATTATCCAATGAGAGCCGCAGAAGATTATCAAGGAACAGACCTTGTTTATCTTTCAACAGACACAGCAGTAGTCCCAACAAACTTCGTGACTTTTGGTCATAAGATAGGGCTATTTGTAAGTGCAGCAGCAGCAGGAGATATCACAACAGTATATCTACTTGTGGAGGAATTTTAAAATGTTATTCAAAAATGAAACAGGGGGAAGTGTAAAAATACGACTTGGAGATTCAGAAGACTACTTCTGGAAAACAATCAAGCCAGAACAGGAAATAGAATTGGATGAATCACATGGAAAAGCAGTAGGATTCACAGCATTAGAACCAAAAGCCCAGGAAAAAGAACCGGAAAAAAAAAGAGGTAAAAAAGATGCCAATTCTGGAAATAAAGCTGAAGAGAGAACCAAATACCGAGAGCGACTTTTATCAGTTGAAGGTGTTGGTAAGAAAACTGCTGAAGACATTATGGCAATTTATCCGAAGAAAGAAGACTTGACAAAAGCATTAAAAGAAAAGGCAGAAATACCAGTGCGAGATGATATTTCAAAAGCATTAAAAAGAAAATTCAGATGAACTATGACAGAAAAAATATTTAAAAATGATGGAGATGGAGGAATTATTATAAAAAAAGAATGGTTTATGATAATCCCAGTTATTTTTTTAATTATAGGGGCTATTGCAGCACACGTAGTTCAAGCAACAACAATAAGCACCCAAGTAGAGAGTAATTCAAAAGAGATAATGCAAAACAAAATAACATGCGACAATGTAAATGAAAAAGTTAGTACAATACAACAAGAAATAAGTTCGATAAAAACAGATGTGAGATGGATACGTTCAGCTTTGGAGAAATAATGCCAACATATATAACAGCAGACAATGTGAGAAATGCGTGTGGAGCACCAGATAGTCTTATAACTGACACACAAATAGAGCATGGAATTGACATTGTAGAAAAAGAAACAGAAAGGTGGATGAATACAAAATTCACACCAACGTTAAAAATAGATGTTTTGGATGGAACAGGAACAGAGTACATTATAACAACCCAGAATCCAGTGCTTTCAGTGATTGGCCTTACTACAAATGGAACAGAAGTAACACCAAAATATTTGGATGTTTACTATCCTTCAGGAAAGATAAGGCTTGGAACATCAGCAGAAGCAAACACATTCATAGAAAAAAACAAAGACACAAAAATCAAATATTATTATGCAATGATGGAAAAAACAACAACAACAACAAACTCAGCTGCAGATGTAACTGCAGGAACAACAGTATCAATAGAAGTAGATGACTCAGATAGTTTCGCAGTAGATGACTGGGTCGAGATTGTTGGAATGGATGGATACCAGGAAGTTTTTAAAATAAGTGCAATTGCAGACTCAACACACGTAACAGCAGAAAGACTGGTTTATAATCATGAAGATGGATCTATAATAACCAAGCTTGAAGTACCAGAATATATAAAGAGATTTATGGAGATTGAAGCAGCGATTTATGTTGCAGTTTATGCAATAGGTGGGACATATACTTTTAATACTTCATACAACTTAGGAGAACTAAGTGTTAATAAAGGCGAGCCATATCCTCAGTGGAGGGAAGTCATTCAAAGAATGTTAAATGAAAGAAAAACAAGGCTTGCAACAATAAAACCAAGATTTAGGATGGTGGTGAACTGATGGCTTGGGACGATACGAAAGTGGCGCTTAATGATCTACCCAGTGCAGATTGGAATGATATGGTCAATGACCAGAAAACAAGAGCAATAAGAACAACAGGAGCCGGAGCACCAAGCTCAGCACCAGATAATATAGGAGATATTTATATTGATACTACAAATGAAAGAATCTACATAGCAACAGGAACATCTGCTGCTTCAGATTGGAAAAAGGTGTTATCACAATGAAAAAAACATATATTTTTGGAATTTTTATTGCTTTGCTTGCACTTTTGTCAGCAATAGTTATAGCAGAATTCAAGTCAGATGAAAATTTAAATATGCTTGGAAACGATGTTTATAATGCAACAAATGTTAATGCGACTTACATTTATCAAAACGGAAATATTGTATTAGACACTTCTTCAACAGGGATAACAGCAAACTATTCAGATAATGCAAATTATAGTACTTATTCAGGCACAGCAGTGACTTGGGCCGGGATTACTGCAATAAGTGACTTATATTATAAGATTTTAGTAGATTGGCTAAATGTAACAAATAGACCAACTCATTTAAGCAATTTTAGTGATGATTTGGATTATTCAGATAAAAATGTTAATTACTCAGAAGTCGCAGGAAATGTAAAAAACATAAATATTAGTATTCATGTTTTAAATAGTTCCAATGATTATAGTGATGGCATGTTGCTTGGGGCAGTTAAAGAATATTGTTATCAAGAATCAGTAAATGTTTCTACTGCTTGTGGTGGATTAGATACGGGGGATAGGTGGCAAACAGGGGATAGTTATTTTAATAATCCTTCACATATGTATGATGGTAATTTGAGCACATTTGGGGAAGTAGCTCTTTCAGGTAGACAACTATGGGAGAATTATAAAGTTTTTAATGGAACATATGGAGCTATCATAGGGTTTTCATTTGGAAATACAACACATCAATTTGATAATAATTATACTGTCCCATCTGTTTGTTGGGATTATGCGAGCTCAACTAAAAATTTAACTATTGTAGCAAAAAGTGTTAATAGTCCACCACCAAGGGTACAATTATATTGTAGGAATACAAGTGGGGATTATGGAGAGTATTATGAGTTTTCTGAAACCAATCTTCCTTTTTTCTCTGGAAAAAGAATATATGAAATTCGTATTTATTGGTTAATAAATAATTCATTTAAATGGTATGATTATCCGATAAGTGTTAATTATTCTGAATATTCAAATGTAGGTAACTATTCAACTTATGCAGGAACACTTCTTGGTTCAGTGGAGAATGCAAATTATTCTACATATGCCGGAACATTATTGGGTTCTGTTGAAAATGCAAACTTTTCAACTTATGCAGGGGAGTTAAATAAAGAGTATACAAGAGGATTGAACTGGACACAGATAAACTCTGGAACATTCCCAAGCGCATGCCCATCTGGAACTTATCTAACCCAAATCAATAACTCAACAACATGTACTGCAGTAGATTCATCAGATTTCAGCGTAAATTATTCGACAACAGCCGGAACAGCAGTAACATGGGCAGGAAGCACAGCACTAAGTGATATTTATTATAAAATTTTAGTAGATTGGTACAATGTAACTGGCAGGCCAACACACCTTGGAAACTTCACAGACAACTTGGATTATTCAGACAAATCTGTCAATTATTCAACAAACTCTGGAACATCGGCAGCAATATCAACTGAGTCAGACCTTAATGTAAATTCAAGCAATTACTGGGATGGGCTTGATTCTCCAAGTGACATAAGTGCAGGAGAAATCACAGATGATGGAACATACATAGCAAGTGCAGATGAAGGCAATTTAAATGTTAATAGTAGCAGTTATGTGGAATCAACAGGAGTATTAAATGAAGCATGGGTTAATGAATCAGGAGATACAATGTCAGGAAACTTAACAATGAGCCAGAATTCACTTAGTGACGTAGGAATCATAGGATTTAATTCAACAGACGGCCCAAGGATTTATTACAATGGAACACATCTTGTCATTGAAGGATGAAAACAATAAATTTTTTTTGGATTAGTATTTTTTTAGTCTTGATTAGTATTTATTCTGTTTTTGCAGTTGATTTGAGTACAGATTTTAATCCATATGTTATGTCATATTGGCCCCTTAAACACAATCTTAGTGATTCTGGTCCCTCTGGGATAGACTTAACAAATGTTAGTGTAGAACTTATAAATAATGCGACGTGTCCTGGACCCAATGGATGTATGTATACTGGAGGAACAAATGATGCAAGGGCTTGGGCATTACAAACAGTTTATCCATCAGGAGATTCAAATGGAACCGTTGCTTGTTTTGTTAAAAATTTTGATTTTTCAACAAATTATGCATTTATAGTTCAAGGTGTATATCCAGCAAGCAGTTCTGTGAGTTTTGCAAAACAAAGATACATTATTACAGATGCAAACAAGTATGCTGGAGGAAGTCTTGGCGGTGGCGGATCTCAATCAATTGATATGACAAATGTAGGTGCTGCTGGGGAAATTATGCATATCTCTTTAAGAGTAAATCCAAGCCTTATAAGTATTCAAGATGATGGTATTTTAAATAACTCGGCCGCAGAAACAGGATTCAACACAGTGAACAATTTTATTTCAATAGGGGCACAATATTATGGTGGTTGGATTCAAGAAGCAAAAGCAGGGATTAGTGATTGCTTTGTTTTAAATGCAACACCATCAGATGCTGTGTTAATTGCGGTGGTTGCTAATAACAGTGCTGGGTATGATTACCCAGATTGGACACCCTCGGGGCCAACACCTCCAAGCGGGCCGTTTTGCAATTATACATACTCAGCAAACATAAATAACACTGTTTTAAACTGTTCTCAGTTTTTAGTGAGCAATAACAGCAATGTATTTTTTTTAAATACAACGCTTAATTATGAAAAAATAGCAGTAGAAAGCGGAAGCAAGATATTCATAAATTTTAATTCAAGATTAACAGGAGGTTAAAATGACAGAAACAAAAAACAATGCAGCTTTAGTTGCTTCAATATTAGCAGTACTCACAGTACTTGGTGCACAAGTAGCTCCGGGTATTTTTGAAAATGAACTTGGCAATTATTATGTGTGCCCAGCAGACATGAACTTGCAGGAATTTAACAGATTAAGTGGGAGCCAGGAAAGAGGATATCCATATGAAGGCACAACAAAAGGATATATAGACTGTGAAGTTGATGGAGCAAGAGAAAAGTGGATAAAATTAAGCGTGTATGCAGAACAAAAAGGAATAGATCCTTATGACTTAATAATCCAAGAGCCAGAACAAACAGTTGTGGAAGCAGGAAAAGGAACATATATCTGCAAGCCAAATAACCAAGGGTGTGTAAAAGTATAATGCCGTATGTAAAAACAAAGTTTGAGGACAGCACAAACGGAAACATCAGGTTTGATTTTTCAACGTTTGATTACACTTATATAGAGGACACGTTCCCAGAGGATTCTTTAAATGACTTTGATAGCATACTTTTAGAACATGGATATATTTTTTATATGATTCAGCAGACAACAACAGAAGATTCATATGGAGAAATCACAGACGTAACAGAGTCAAGCTTTCCAATCCATGCAATAATACAAGACATAGGAAAAAAAGACAGAAAGATTCATGAGATGGGTCTGGCAGTCCCAGGCAACAGAAAGATGTTTTTAAAGCCGTCTTATGATTTAGTGTCGGGAACAACAACCACAAGTTATGTAATAAAAGAAGGAGATATTCTAAGAGATAGAAATAATTACAGATGGAGAGTTGAAAAAATAATCAGTGAGCATTATTTAAATAACACGGAGATATTCAGAACTGCAGTAGTAAGGAGTATAGGACTGGAAGGCTCAGGATGAATGTTAATTTTTCAGTTGAATTAAGAGGATTAGAACAAGGAGAACAAGAAACTCTTGCAAAATCAAAAAGAGCACTTTTTCTGGGGATGAGTAAAATGCATGAAATTGCAATAATGAGATGCCCAGCTGATACTGGAGATTTAAGAAATTCAATATGGCTTCATCCAGACTGGCCAGGAGAAGTGGAATATTTATTGACGGTTGGTCTTGATTATGGAATCCATGTGGAGTATGGAACATCCCCTCATTTTGTACCAATCTCACCCCTTAAGAGCTGGAGCCGTAGGGTTCTTGGCGATGAAAAGGCTGCATATGCAGTCAGAGCTGCTATTTCTAAAAGAGGAACCCCGGCTCAGCCTTTTTTAAGGCCGGCATTTGATGAAGTTGTGAATATCCACATGAAAAAGTATTTAAAATAGATTTGTTTAAACAAAAACATCTTTAAATAGTAAGAATACATAATTGCTATTGTTATGTAGAGAATAGGTCTCTTCGATGCAAACACTTCCTCCCCCCTGTTGCTTGGGGGGTTTCGATACTTGGATATTTTAAGGACGGGCTGCCGGGAGCCACCAGATAGGAAATCCCGGAACTTTTTCATAAGACCAAGAGGCAGAAAAAGAACAAGACCAAGAGGCAAATGGTATATATCACTCCAAACAAAATAGTATCTGATTTTCTTAGAGTTAATCTGACGGATCCAAGAGCCAGAGCAGAAGCAACAAATACAGAATCATTCACTGCAACAGCTTCTCAGACAGAATTTGAACTCACAGCTCCTTCTGGCTCAGTTTCATGTATTACATACGTTGAGGTAAACTCAACAGAAAAGAAGAAGTGGCGTGATTTTTATCCTGATTTTAGAGGAGAAAAACTGGTGTTTTTTGCAGGGCTTTCAGCAGGAGATTCAGTTGATATAACTTATAAATATGGCACTTCAAACTGGATTTATGACGACAAAGCGAATAAAAAACTTTCTGACACATCATTCCCAAGAATAGATGTTATTGTGGTATCAGGAAGTGGATCCAGACTCGGACAATATGAAGCAGAGGTAGAAAGTGCTATTCATTTTCAAGTTGATATATGGGTTAAGGAAAAAGCAGAAAACCAAATATTCACAATTGATGGAAAAAAATACATAGGAGAATCACTTAAAGAATACTTAAGTTATTTAATCACAGAAGCATTTGAAGACAACGAAAGTGATTTATTTCCAGCACTTTATAATTACTTTCCATTACAAACACCAAGAAGTCTGCCTTTTAATGATGAATATCAGGCATTTCATGGAGTGGTGGAATTTAACTTAAACGGACTAAACATAGGGAGGGTGTCATAATGGTATTTAATGAATACTTAATAGGAAAAAGGGAAAGGATGAGCTGGATTGCTGAAACCAGTTTTGGAAGCGGAGGAACAATGAGTTCCGGAGAAATCGTGGGAAAAGATGTAACAATAGACCCAAATTTTTCAAAAGGATGGCAAGAAGTTCTTACTGCAGGAGCAGATGATAGGAAAGTGCAAAGCAGAGAAATAGGGCCACAGTCACTTAACTACTCAATGACTTTTATTCCAGTGAACTGGAGATGGCTTAAATACTTGATGGATGTAGCAAACGCAGACGATTCAGGAACAAAAACACACACATTCACACTCAGCAACTCAATACAAAGCTATAAGCTTGAGTGGGCTAAAAGGCACACAACAAATCATGTGCTTACATTAACCGGTAATGTGGTTAAAAAAGCAACAATCTCCTGGACAAAGGCAACAGGAGAAGGCACAGAAGGGTTTATTAAAGTAGCACTTGACTGCTTGGCCCAGGATGTCTCACAGGGAAGTTCAGTAACGAGCTTAAGCAATCTTTTAAAAGAAGGATTTCAATACAGAATGTGCAAAGTTACAATCAACAGCAGTGAAGTTGTAGAAGTCAATAATGGAGAAATGACTATAGACAATTCAATAGATGAAAATGACTCAAGATATTGTAACAGCACACTTGACTCAAACATAGGAGAACCAATCCCAAAAACATTCAGAGTGACAGGCAGAATTAACGTCAATATAAAAGATAAAACTTTTTATGACTTGTGGGATGCTGAAAGTGTAGTAGGTGGAACAAACACACTTTTATTTGACAGAGATGGAACTGGAAACGACCAGATGTTATTCACTTTTAGTAATTTAATAATCCATGAAGCAGTAGCTCCTACAACAATCGATGGAGTAACAAATGTAGATTTAGTTTTCAGTGCTTATGGATTTACAAGTGCAGTGGCAAGGGACAATATAACTACATATTAGGAGGACAGAAAATGTATGAGGAAGATTTTGTAACAGAAGAAGCGATAGAACTGGATATTGAAGGAAAGAAATTCAAGTATAAGCCAACAACAGCAGGAGAAGAAAACGACTGGCTTAATGAATATATGGAACAGAAAGATGGAAAACCATTTATTAATGCCAGCAAATTAAACAGATTAAAGCTGCAAAATGTTGTTGGAGTTCCATATGACAAAGAACTTATAAAAAAAATAACAGGTATAGACAAAGAATGGAAAGACATGAATAAAGATGAAAGATGGTCTTTATTCAGCAAACTTAAATCAAGTGTGTTTGATAAATTAATAACAGCAATTGCAAAGTATGATTCCGGGACTGGAGATGAAAAAAAAAATTAAATTTTAAAATCCAAAGTTCTGGAAAAGATGATGACTTTCAGCTTTCAAGAAAAGAATACTTGATGTGGGCAAAATTTATTTTTTTGAAAAATGGCATAAGCCCCAGAGAATTCAACAAATGCAGCATGAGGGATGTTGTTGATATGATGGACATTCAAAAATCAATATCAGAAAGACAAAGAAGACAAAGTAAGGTTGATGAGGTTATGAGCAAGATAAATTTAAGAAAATGGTAGTTTCTTCAAACCCAGCAGGAGCATCAATGGTTATTAAAGGTACTATTGATACTACAGCAATTGAAAATGGATTCAGGAGAGTAAAGAATCACTTTAAATCAGTTGAAGGAGAATCAAAAGGATTCACAGCAACACTTTCAAGGATGGGAAGTGCTGCAAAAGGGGTGGTGACTGGACTTGTAGGCATGGGAGCAGCAGGAGCTGGGATTCTTACTGGCCTTGCTTTGAAAGCACCAGCACTTGCAGGAAGTATGGCAAGTATAAGTGTGTCTGTTGGGAAATTAGCAAGAGGACTTGGAGAAACACTACAGCCAGTTATGAATAAAGTAGCAGTTTTATTTGAGAAATTAGTTGCATTCGAAGGGGAACATCCGAAACTATTTGCTGGGATACTTGGTACTTTTGCCGGACTTGCAGCTCTTAAATTTACAGGAGTGCTTGGTTTATTAAGTTCTATTGGAGCAACAGTGCCAGCAGCAGGATTAATAACGGCTTTGACAGCATTGGCTGGGATAGCAGCAACAGGCATAGCAGTAAAAGGAATTATGGACTCTCTTGCAGCACAAACACTCCCAGGGAATTATGTGAATATAGGTTCTCCAGAAATAACAGAACAATTCTCTAATATGAATCAACAAGAGTTATTAAATGCAGCAGATTGGTATGCACCGGATCCATGGAGCATTGGAGGAAACGGAGGAGCAGAAAGAACAGTTGAAAGAAATGCACAAGGACAAATAGTCACACAAGAAATGCTTATAGAACAAGCAATAGAAAACAGAAGATATCAACTTTTAAATCATACTGATTCGGGGTTCTCATAATGGTAATGAAAATAGAAAACTACACAGGAACAGCAGACACATTCACTTGGCCTTACAACCCAAAAGTGTATGATGATGTTATAAACAGCAATCATGAAATAAATCCAATACAATTTCAAAGACACCATATACTTGTAAGTGGAGGAGGAATAAGCCCAAAAACAATAGTTTTGTCTGGTCATTTTAGTGGAGCAAGCAAAGCAACAAGTTATAGAAGCTTAGCAAAACACTTTCAGCAGACAACACAGCTTAAAAAACTTTATTTTGAATCTGATAAGTTTGCTCTTGGAATAGGAAAACAATGCAAGAAAACAAACTCAGGAGGCAGGACAAATTTTATAGATTATGTTGCAACATTTGAAACAATTATTGGAATACTACTTGATGATACAGAAGCAACAAGTGGAACAAATGCAGGCAATGTGACTACATTTATAACGGAGATTACAGGACAACATAATGGGGGGGGAGATGTAGTATTATCTGATATTTTAGGCAATGAAATAACAATTCCAAGCTCAGTTTTAACAAGTACACCTTATATTAGATATTTATTAGTTAAAATGGTGGATAGTGGAAGTGGTATATATGTGAGTGAATATGGGTATGTTGAAGTTTCAGCAACAGGAACTGCAGGGACTTATACTCAAACAGAAGCAGTGCAAACTACCGGAGGTTTTGGTGTATTGCAGCTTCCTGCAGGAGCAAATGTATCAACTATTAAAACAACAAACATATCATCAGCAGTAGTAAAATTTAGAAATGGGTGGAGTGGTTAATGGGATTTATTATAAATGTTGAAAATACTTCCAGCGAAGTAGGAACAATAGTGCCAGATAAGGGTTTTTCTTATACAGAATATTTAAATGAAGTCAATGAAGCAGAAATAAGAATAAGTGGAACAGGCCAGATAAAAAGAGGCCTTATGGAAATTGGCTCACTTGTTGAAATAAAAAGAGAAGGCACAAGAGAATTTTATGGAATTGTCGATGATATCAACTTCGCATCTGGAGGAACAGTAGTATTCCATGCAAGTGGTTATGAAAAATGGTTGGCATTAGAAAATGGAAATTATGCAAGCTCACCATACCAAAGCACAGCAAGTGCTACAATCGCAGGAGATATAATAGGAGAAAGTTCTTATTTAAGCGCAGGTACAATAGACGCTGGCTCAGATATAGATTTTAGGATTTCCCAGAGCGATTCACTCTGGAATGCACTCTCAAACTTAGTGAGAAAAGTACAGCAAGACATTGGAGTAGATTATACAAATTCTGAGATTGATATATTAGACCATAAAGGAAGCAGTACATCAGTAGCAACTTTTAATGATGGACTACAAATAAGAAACATGAGAGTAAATTATGCTTATCCTCTTGGCAATTCAATAAAA